GTGTTTAATTGTAACGGAGCAACGTCAACAACCGAATTAATTTGTTGGTCAGTGTAAGCCTTTGCCGCATTTAAATTAGTTACATCATCTGCTTGCCAATCTGCGGTGAAGCCTTGATAACTCTGTGTAACATACCCTGCATCATTAAAGAAAGAACCAACATTAGTTGGTAAACTAGAACCTGTTGATCCTCCAGTACTTCCTGAAATAACATTTGCATCTGTTAAAAGACCAAAGTCTGTAGGAGCATCATAACTTATAATACCAGTTACTGAGTCATAACCTATTTCATTACCATCAACTGAGATTGCCGCTCTAGCATCTGAATCTTGATAATAATTTCCTGAGAATGATATAACACCAGTTGCTGGATCATATGTTAACTCACTATTGGCTGACATACTAATAGACGCTCTAGCACGTGCATCTGTATAATATAATGCAGTGCCTTCAGTTAAATCATCTGTAGTATAATTTGTTAATACGTTTGTTATTGCAGTACCATCACCAGTTATAGTAGTAAATGTCGCTTGTGCTGGTACAGTTGCACCAATAACAGTTCCGTCAATATTACCTGAGTTAATATCAACTGTGCCGTTACCAGTAACATCAATTATTACATCACCGTTTTCTGAATTTACATCACCTACTAGGGCGCCTGTAAGTTCAATACTATTTGCTTCAATAGCCGTTGTTACAAACTCGCTACCAAAAGTTGAAAACTTTTCGTCTGATTCGTCCCAACCTAATTTCTTATTATCGTCTGTTCCACGATTGATTTCGATACCAACATCTTCTGTAGCTGATCCTGTTAAATCACCATTTAATAATATAAATGGATCTGCGATTGAAACTGTTTCTGAGTTAACTGTAGTAGTTGCACCCAATACATGTAAGTCACCATCAATTTCTAGTGTTCCATTTTTAGGTTTAATTACTGCGTTAGCGACAGAATCTAAAATTAGCTTTTCGCCTTTTAGAAATAATCTGTCTCCGAATTTAATTTGCTCTGCCATGTGGTTTCTCTCTCAAACGGGTTATATTTCTTATCTAATTGTATTTATCAGATTTCATGGTTTTTTAGCCATAAAAAAAGCCGGGAATAAATCCCGGCTTTCTTGTAATCTGTGTATAACGAATTATACGAAAGATAGATTTGAGACTGCGATTTTAGAAACGTAGTCTGCCGCATTACCTAGTGATGATGCAGTGTTTGTTAGTTCAACATAACCGTAACGAGTCATAAATGACACTACTGGTTCGAATGAACTTGGATCTACCACAACGCCTGAAGACATTAACGGTACGTATGGGCAATAGAACGCCGCCGCATCGATTTCGCCTTGACCTTTGTAACCCAATAATACGTCATCTGATGATGCATATGTGTTTACATATACTCTCATAGTACTGTTTAGAGTACCTACGAACTTAGTATTAGTTGGTGCTTCAAAAGTACCTTCAGTTGTACGTGCAAATGCTGATGTAGTTGCAGATTGTAGAACTGTTAGTGCTGATGGTGAGATAACTGCCCAGTTAGCCGCGCCACGTCTTGTACGCTGTGCTACTAGGTTAGCTTGTTGGTTAATTAATGTCGCAAGAACGGCATGTCTGTCACCGATAAATGTTGGTGTACCTGTGAAAGATGCTGACATGTCATATGTAGCGCCAGTAGTTGCTAGGCTTGATAGTGAACCTAAGATTTCTTGGTCGATTTCAGCAGTGATTTCCATTGCTAATGCCGCCATGATTTCAGCTTCGATATCTAAACCGTGCATTGAGTTAGCGTCCTGAGCCGCTTCAAATGTCCAACGTGCAGACAGTTTACGAGTTTTCGCTTCAACTGTTTGCTTTAGTACTTGAATTGACATTTTTGAACCTGCTTCACCTTCTAGTGATGCTGTAGAAGCCGGAGCCCCTGCCGCGTCACCTGAATATGCGTTAGCAATTTCAAATGGACTTAGTGCTTCATCACCTGCCGCCACGCCAGCTTTTGCTTCTGCGTAACGTACTCTTAGTGTGTGAATTTGGCCTACTGGACCTGTCATTGGCTGTACGCCGATGATTTCGTTTGCGATAACTGTTGGCATTACACGACGGATAACTGGTAGAATCACTTTATTTAGAGTAGCGATATTACCAGCCTGCGTTGCACCAGCAGTTGCACTTTCATTAAGTGCTACTTTAGTGTTTTCTAAAACTGCGGACATTGTGTCACGTTTTGTGCCTTCTAGACCTTCTAGTAGTGCATCACGTGTACCGTCCCAGTTATTTCCTTCAAAAAGATTTTCCATCTTTTATTCTCCTGATTTATCTGGTTAATCCAGCAAGTTTCTTAAGCTGGATAATTTGGGCATCGCTTCCTGTTGACTGTGATTCCACGTGTGTTGCTACCTCACGGTCACCAGTTATTTCAGTTACTTTGCCTTCTGTTAATGTTTTTGTTTCGTCTTTCGTTGAAACGTTCTTTTCATCTAAAACAGCTGGTAGATATTTCTTGAATGCTGTTTGTAGATTTGAAGTTTTTACTGACTCTAATAAGTCAGACATTACGTTTGCTTTTTCTTTGCCTAACGGTGATAGTAGACCTGACATAACCTCTTTACGGTTCATCTTGTCTTCTAGTATACGTTGGGCCTTCTTAGCGCCTTCAATATCTGTATTTTTATCAGTTATCACTTTTTCAAGTTCTGCAACCTTGTTAGCAGACTCACTAAGTTTCTTGTTCACTTTAGCTACTTCTGTGCCTTCATTTAATTGTGAAGCCATAAATTCGCCTGAAAATGCTTCAAAGACTTTACGTCCAAACTCGTTTTCTTTAGCTTGTACGATATCTTCTTTAAGCGTTTTCATTTCTGAACGTAAAGAATTCTTAATTGTATTTTCAACAAGTTCCGCTGAACGTTTAATAAACGATTCTTTGGTCTTGTTAAGAATATTTTTTCCTTCTGCTACTAAACGTACTTTAGTATTAACTAATTCACGTTTATCGTTGTGGAACTCAGCTAGTTCACGGCTAAGTTGTTTAACAACGAATTTCTTAGTTTCCTGTAGATTTTCGTTAACTTTTGCCCTATCTGCTCTGAGTTCTTTAACTTCGGTCGCTAAACGAGATGCAATGAATCTTTCAAGGAGTTTAGCATGTTCAGAAATTGCTTTCTTGTATGCTACCCTTTCTGCGATAAGTTGTTCACGGTCTGTTTTAAACTCTGTCATTTCAGCTTTAATTGTTGTATTAAGCATGTTATCCATAGCTTCAACTATTACTGATTTGTCATGTTCAAACTTCTGTGCGAACTCCTCACGCAACTCGGCTGTAATCTCCTCTCTTGCTTCATTCAATTTTGCTTCTAAAGCCTCTTTAATTTGAGCGCCTGCCTCTTCGGAAAGTGCTCCTGACTCTAAAAGATTAGCAAGGATTTCGTTTGCCATTGTTGCTTCTCCTGTTTATAGTTTAAGTTCATTAATGAACTTAACGATTTGTTCTGACAAGTATTTTTGAGCGACCTTGTCTGTTTGTACATTTTGTGCAAGTTGCCAAGTTTGGTAACCTCCACGCATGTTCATTAAACCTTCGTAGATTGCCTTCGGATATGCCTCCGGAGCACTTGGTTGTGCTACGATGTCCACTGTGACAATCTCAAAATTGCTAACATTCCCACTGTTGCCAACTTCACCAGAACCACGAGATGAGACACCTAGCGTGGCACCTGATTCGATTAGTGTTCTGATAATGTTACCCATGGGTGTAGGAACAATTTTAAGTTTACCATATCCGTTCGGTCCATCCATCCACATACTTTCAATAATATGCGAAACACGGTCAACATTGACTGTTAACTCCGGCGGATGGTCACATTCACCTAAAACCGGGAATCCGTCACTGATTTTAGCTTGAACTGATTCAACAGCCCTAGTAATTTCAGATACAGGGTAAACCCTTTGGTTAGCATTTTTTACGTTACCTTGAACGAAAATGCCTTCCATGAACATGTTTTTTCCACCGTCATCACCTTCAACGATACGTGATTTCACATTCGCTTGTTTGTGGGATAGTCTTTCAATAAGAACGGTCATTGGTTTTCTCCAAAGTTTTATTAGCTACTAACTGACTTAGTGTTAGCGCCGCCATCACCTTCAGAAGCCGATTTTGGGCTCATTGCAGGTGCTTTACTGTTTCCAGAAACGTTAACGTTACCTGTTGACATATCTTTTGGTGCATCACCTTTTCCGCCTGCGGTGTTACCATCGCTTTGGCCTACTGGTTTTGCATTTGAGTCGTCACCAGGACGCTTTGCATTTGCATTAACTGGTGATGCCGCTTTATCGCCGTCATCGCCTGTTGAAGCTGATGCTGGAGTTACATATTCTTCCAACTTTTCATCTTCGTCTGCTTCTGCTTCGTCTTCTGATTCGTCTAAATCAAGTTCTAGTTCATCTGATTCATCCGCTGATACTTCTTCAACAGCTTCAATTTCAGTTGCTTCTTCCATGTCGTCTTCCGCATCCATTTCTTCTTCGTCTGCTTCGTCTTCCATGTCATCGCCTTCACCTGACATAATTTTTTCGAATTCCGCTTCAAGATCCGCTAGATTTGACTCTAGGTCGTCTACACGTGCTTCCATATCTTCTGCTGGAGCTTCCGCTTCTGCATCACCCATTTCTAGGTCTGCAACAGCTTCGTCTTCATCAGATTCGTCTGCATCATAGAATTCTTCGTTTTCGATTTCAGCAGTATCGTCTTCAATAGC